TTAAATGTAACTATGTCGTCTACTTGTACAGACGAGTAACTAGGACTGATGTAAGCCAGTGCGTCTACCTTCTCGTCTTCAGCAATACCACGCACTCGTGTTATGTCATACACGAATCTAGTAGGCACATTGGAATAAAGCGTAGTAGTAGTGTAATCTCCCCATTGGTCACGAGTACTTCTAGAGATTGTAGTTATACTTTGATGAAAGAATATCTCAGCCGTACCTGGCATTTACCTCACTCCTTAGTCATATTTAGTTAACTCATTGTCACTACCAAACGAATTGATCTGGTAATGGATATCGAACTCAACTAGTACTGCATCTGCCGCAAAGTCGTCAGCAGCATGGCTAACATCTCTGACTAACTTCCATGATAATATACTTGACATTTCTTTACCAGTACCATCAATAGAACCTAGAGTTGTAATGAGGTTCTTACTAGCAACTCCAGTTGTCACTCCTGTCGTTGCAATAGAAGCCTTACTAGCATTTATCCATCTATCATTTGTATTTACCCAAATGTAGTATAACTTCCAACGTACAGCACTGGCAGCGTTAGATGCTTTGCTAGGTGCCCAATGCACATGCGGTCTTACCGTAGAACCTGTTCTCCAACTATGAGGCATCTGTGCATGTCCTGTCACCCACTCACTAGCTGCATTATCAAATCCTAATGCTTGTATATCTCCTACAATAGGAACATAATCTGGTTTAGAGTTAGAAGGGTTCTTCGTCACACGAGAAACAGGGAATCGTAAGTCTTCCCAAGTCTTTGTTTCTCCACGTAGCCGTATACCTATCTCTTTACCAAGATATACATAGTCTCCACCAGATACATCTCCAACACGTACTGATGCAGACACATCTAAGTATTGGCTTACAGATGCGTTAGTCACCTTAAGATTAGTAGCAGTTATGTTACCACCGTGGACACTACCTGTAACGTCACCAGTTAGATTACCTTGGAATGTACTGAAACTAGCAGTTCGTTGTCCACCATATTCTCTTAGGTCTGATCTCCAACCTGTATTTCCCAACTACCTCACCTACTTCTTTTTCTTTTTAGCCTTTCTCTTCTTTGCTTTTCTCTTAGCCTTACCTGCCTCACTCAAGGCAATTGCAACAGCTTGTTTACGGCTAGTTACTTTTTTGCCTGAGCTAGACTTAAGCTTACCACGTTTAAACTCTCCCATTACTTTGTGCTCTTTAGTCTTTCTCTTTCTTTTCCTAGCCATTGCGGCCACCTACCTCTGCACGTATTCTGTGGTAAGGTCGTGAGCTAGCAACTCTCTTCTTACAGTCACCATCTTTTCAATCGCATTAAGTTTCGTCTCCATCTCTTCCTCGCTGAGTTTATGCGCCCACTTGTGCTTACCTTTTGGCTTATACGCTCGCTTCTCCACATCACCCATTACTGCATTAGCAATAGCAATTAAGCGTTGGTCTCCGTTTCTCATGTAGTAGAAATGCGTGAAAGGCTGTGTAGTAATTAGTAGCTGTAACTTTATTGCAACTAGCTCGTAGTCTATATCGTACCAGTTTTGATTCACGGTGTACATGTTCCGCACACCCATAACCTTAAACGCTTTCTCTAGCTCAAATCTTCTTTGTACCCTTAGAGCATCTCTGCTGAATGGGTACGGTGTGTATTCTTCCATTCCGTCTGATAACACAACTACAACTGACTTGTTATCTATAATGTGTGATGCATGCAGTATCGCAGAATGTCTTTGTGGTGAAACGATTAGTTTATACATTACGCTCTCCCATATCTCAGAACTTTGCGAGTGTACCTCCCTAGAAGCTTTCTCGCTTTCATACATACTTTATTCCCAGGAACAGTACTGTCAGGATTCTTGAATGACATACCAAGGTCACCTGTTCTAACGTAACCGATTCCTGTAAAGTTATAGTCTCCATATTCGTAGTATCTATTGTTAGCAATATATTTAGCTTGTTCGATCTGTGCCATCTTCACTTCCTGCGGAACAGGAGTGACTACAATGTAATGGTCAGACGCAACAACATTGTGTGTGAATGGTGAAGATACTACAACCTCTCCGTACCTGCCTTCAATAGATGCTGTTGAAGAGGAGATATATCTGGACTGCCCTCTGTTCAACCCTTGGTCAATACGCACCGTACCATACTTGAAGAAGTTCTCAGGTATTTCGTTGTGCGTAGAGCTAAACAAATTCAGCCCTCTTAGTGTATACTTAGTAGCAGTATTGATACTAGCATGACCTTCATAAGTCTCTTGGTCATGACGAGGGAACGCCAATGCTTGTGTAGTATAGTACTTCCTACCCTTATAGTTCAACATCTCTAAATCCCAAGCAGCCTGGACTAGACACTGGCACTGTTGCGTGGCATTCATGTTTGACCAATCAGTCACGTTTGAGTAGTACCTGTCATAGAACTGGCTAGCTTCTAACCTAGACACGTAACTATTAGCGTACCTATCTCCTGCTTTAGGGTTAACAAAATATTCAGCCATTCACTTCACTTCCTTATACTCTTATTAGTATCTCCAATTCTGTATCATGTAGTGGGATGACCCACTGTGGGGGTGTAGCTAAAAACACCGCCTTTGTTGGTATTCCAAGCGCACCAGCAGCGTGCATGATGAAAGAGTCCGCACAAAGCACGTTATCACATCTACCCAGAATCTCTAACTCTAACGGTATGTTACCTAGGGGTAGGTGTAAAGCTGGTATCATATTGCTTCCATACTCAATTACCGATGCAGGGTTGTATGACCCTAGAAGTTCACGTAACAAATCCTCTGATAAGTTCTTTGGAGGATTACCTGCAATAGCTTGAACAAAAGTTACAGGTCTCTTTACTCTCTCCATGAACGCATCGGCTTCTTTCTTTATCTTCTTCGTGATACGTGGGTACACCTTAGTTTGGTAGTCCGTCACGGCAACCTGAAGCTCATAGGCTGCTCTGTGTATCTTGTGTAAGATTCCCAAGTTAGGTGATAGAGTCAACTCTATTATCTTATCAATCTTATGCTGGTCAGCATAGCTCTTAGCTTCCTTCAGCACTTCCTGTCTGCCAACGTTTATATTTTCAAAATCATTCCACACATCGCTGATCGTGAAGAAGCCCTTCACATGAGGACACTTAGTAAACAGATCATTCACAGGTAGTCGTGCTAAGTGTGCCAAATAAATCTCTTCTTCTGGATGTGCCTTTGCATAAGCTTCCAACGCTGGAGTAATTAAAATGTTGTCTCCCAACCCATGCCAACTAACGATCATCGTTTTCATTTACTACTCCTTATATACCAGCAAGCTTACAAATCTGAGCCACAACATTATCCCATGTGTGGTTAGCTAGAACCTTCTTGTGTAGGTTCTGTGCTATCATAGCTCGCTCTTGTGCTCTCTTGTCTTTTACGTATTCAACAGCCGTATCAACCAAGTCACCTAGTCCATTAAAGTACAGTACATCCTGACCAGGAACAAACGCTCTATCCATCCCAGGCGAGAACCTATGTAGCACACATGCGCCACACGCTCCATACCTAAAGATACGATCTGAGTAGTATGAGTCTGTGGTATGCTCTGCACTGATAGCCAACATAATCTTCGCACCAGCACAGGCCATATTAAACTCAACTCCTGTGACCTCTTGGTTAAACCCAGGCCCGTAAGCCTTAACTGCCAAACCAGCTTTAGCTAACGCTTCCAAGTGTTGCACTCTCTCTGGGTTAGCTGTACCGATAAATGCTACGTCACACACATGATGGTCGTATGCTATAGTAGGACGATAAACCTCTGGGTCTATACCTTCCATAATGTGATACATATTCTCACTAGTACCTAACGATCTCTTCACGTGGTTAAGAACTCCTACTCCTGTGAAGGAAGAGTACGTAGCTAAGTTAGCGTGCTGTATGCACTCAGGCACCATAGACAAAGTTCGTATACCATCCATAAACCAAAACCATGTCTTAACTTCTTTCATTCCAACCTTAGCTATAATTCCACTATCCATCCCATTATACTTTGAGAATAGCATCAGTGCAGGTTTTCGATCAGAAAGTCTATCCAACACTTTAACTAGAGTATTAGGACCAGCAGTTTGTATTATAGTTCTGTAGTTAACAGGTATTACTCTATACCCTCTCTTCTCGAATGCCTTAGCCATATACAAGTTAGTACTTCCAGGTTGATCTAGTACACCAACTATAACTATGTCTTTACTTTGGTCCGCCATAGATAATCTCCTGTCTCATACCTTTAGCATCCATCGCATACAAGTTAATTGGTTCTACCAACAAACTGTGCATTGTAGTTCTAGCATCAGTATCGCATTGGTGTAGAATCTGGTCAGCCGTTGTGTTCAAATGCATAAGGCTATTGTAAAAATTGTATATGTCTTGCAACATCGTCTCTGGGGTAAGAGCAGCGTACACGTTATTAGGAACTGGTCTGAACATAGCCGCAGCGTTCAGAAAGTTTTCGTGCTTGCTGTGTCTTGCTGGTTCATGCCCTGTCATATAACTAGGAGTCTCACACAGCAAAGAGATCAATGTAGGTCCAGATTGTGAAGTCACACTCATTACAGCTTTGTGAAGAAATGCTATTAGTATATCAAGTCCATCGGTGCCTACATTCGGAATCATATTAATAATATTCCTACCCACTTTATTCACTAGTGCAGAACTATGTTTAGTTCCTGTAATAACTATTCTAAAGTCCTTTGCTAGCCTGTCAACTACTGTGTTCCAAACAAACTCAGGTACGTTTCTATTTGCAGCTCTAGCTCTCTTCCTAGCTGACAATACGATAACTGGTACTTGGGAATCTCCTAGCACACTCTTAGCGTATGCCTCAGCGTTCGGTGAGGGCATGAGAGGTTTCCACATTTGCTTAGCCCTCTGTTGTACAATCATGTTGTATCCTCGTGGGGGTCTCACTACCCACGTAGTCTTAGGATTGTACATTGCCCTAAAGTGGTCGTGTAGTGCAAAGTACACATCGTTAGGTGTAACAGCACCAGCAGGGGCATCTAGTTGTACAGCCTCGTAGCAATCTTGCTCCAACCCTAACCTAGTAAACCACTCTGGAAGAGGTAAAAACTCGTCAATGAAATCTGCGTACAACGGATATCTCCAATCGTAATCCGCTGCTATCGCTCTGTGGTTGGGGAACTCCATGAACCTTCGGTATCTACACCAAGCGTGCCAACGTGAACATGCCCAACCTAGTTCTCCGATCATAGGACCAAAGAACACTGTATCTGTCTCCTTGAAATTCATTACCGTCTCCTATTAGTCTAAATACCCACCTAATATAATTATAATCTTTGCTGTAGCTGAAGCATTACATTTGTTAGTATCGCTAATGTCGTAGTATGGCTTCAGCCTAGCACCACCATAGTACTTGGTCTCAAAATTACACAAACTAGCATTGTGAAATATAACAGGACCAGTAGCACTTCCATCCTTTAACTGACATATATCTGCCTCGTCAGTCGGAACGAACTGGATAGAATGCACACGAATACCTTTTGAGAACGCAGCGAAGTCAGTACTATAGTTGTAATCTGCGTCTAGACTTCCTAGAGTTATCACAGTATTACCAGTATTAAACGTTCTGGTTACCGCCATGTTAGTTCACTCTCCTCATTATATATCGTTTAGGAGAACCATCCCAACCACCTTCGGCTCGGAGACACTCCCATCCTTCCTTAGTCATTGCTTCAGCTATTTCTACCTTACCAACGACTGCTTCATCTTTCCCATCAAACTCACTCAAATCTAACTGAGTGCCGAAAAACGCTTCCTTACTTCCTTTTGCGTGTTCCTGAAATCTACGCATAGCTACCAATAAAGATTTAGATTTAGGAAACCAGTAATACATTAGTAACCTGCTTAGATGATACTCCTTCTCCACTCTTTCTTCTCGTTCTTCCCTGTGCTTCTTAACATCAGCCATGAACTCAGGGTCTTCAATCATTTGTTTGTACTCATGCCACCCCATACCATGTGCACTCTTTACGTGCATCGGTGTAGCCTTTTTCTCATTACATATCTTACATATATCGTACATAGGAATCCTCCTGTTTAAAAAGGGGATGGGTACATATCGCCCCATCCCCTATAGTTTAATCCGTTAATATACTACCGCTAGGACCAAGTCCTGTCCAAGAAGCTAGTCCGACCTTGCCAAGCATTATATTACTTGCCACAGCATTCGAGGACGCATTAACAAAAATGGTTCCTCTCGGAATATCACCCTTGGTAGCCACAACACCAGTAAGTGCGGTTGATGCCAACGCATTAATAGTAGCGTTAGACACGCCAGTTATACTTGCAGCAGCAGCAGTGATTATATATATCGAACCCAACTTTATATACTTAGTAGCTGGAACCGACACACCACCGTTAGCTGTGACAAGACCAGTGTTAGTAACAGCACCAGTTTGCGTAAGCGTACCAGTATTGGTTAAACTAGTACACGTTAATGTACCTGCCGCAATAGTGCTGAAGCTAGCGGTACGAGCACCTTGCTCTCTCACATCACTTCTAAAATGTGTATTTCCCATTCGTTTACACCTCCCATTGCCGAGGGATTGCTATAATTAGGATGGGGTCCAATTATGCATTGCGTATCTGGGAACACACGCATTCCGTTTCTTACGTTTTCGGCCTTTGGTGTTTTGTGTAAGGCACACCTGCCTTTTATTCGTCCGCCTCTTCAAGTTGCGAACTGATCTTCTTAAAATTATCTATCCAGCGACCAACCTTTTCGGGGTCTTGCTGTCTTGCCTTTTCTATATCCGAAATATACTGTTTATAAAACTCAGTACGCCTCGCATGTGTACCCTTGATATCTCTTCGGGTATCAACACGAGGGTCAAACTTGTAGAGGTTATGCATATCCGTCCTCGTTCGAGGAATCTTATGCCCATCATACAAGCGAACATTATGAGCTATTGACCCTGTACCTGCCGTACTTGCGGTAAACACTTCATACACATAGTCTTCGATAACAGTACTCCCATCCGGTAAAATCTCCCCTCCAGAGAAGAACTTACCTGCGGAAGCTGGTGAGGCCATATAGTCGCTCACCCACGCATCATACTCTGCATGAAATGAATCCCACGAACTCCAAGTAGGGGTAAGTATCTCAGTCAAAGCCATTTTTATTCATCACCTTTTTCAACAATTATGTTTGGTTTGATATAAGGTGCACGACCAAATGCGCTCTTTTTAAATTTCAATAGAGCCTCTTCGGTCTTAGCCCTCATAACACATTCCTCACCTTTGATGACATCCACATATTCTCGTCCACCAGGGTTGTTCTGAGTACTACCAGAAAACCAAAGAGTGTATTGCACTCCTTCTTTTGGTGTACTCCTCATTTCTCCAGTGTCAACGTAATAGTATTTCATTTGTTACTCCTATTGTATGGGTAGCGGAGGTTATCCGCTACCCATTTCTATCTCAATCGCCACTACATTATGTAGCGGATACGTTACATGCATACCAGAATCGCCAGTTAGTTACACAGCCACCGAATCTGTAAACGACAGTAGCGTAATAGTCTTTGGAAGTTTCATCTTGATAGAAGTCAAACTCAGGGGCCATTCTATCAGTACCCATGAGTCCTCTCTTCAGAACACCCAAGAACCAACCGTCAGAGTCGGACAAACGCTGCCATACCATCGGCTGTACAAGGTTGTACAGAGCGTTGATATCGTTATCAGCACTGTCAGGAATCTGAGTAGACTTAAGGATACGATCAGCCGTGAACTTCAACTGAGGCGGAATCAGAAGGATATTGGGCATAAGCTCAATCTCGTTTCCTCTTTCGTCTCTGTTATTAGTAGCGGTAAAAGTTTCCCAAGTAGTTTCAAGGTTGTCATGGGTCAGAGCACGTGAAGCGGTGTGGTTAGCATAAGTGCCACCAACCTTATCTGGATGTGTGGTATCGAAAAACGGATACCCATCATAGATAAAGTCTCCACTGGTATCATCAACAAGACCAGTAATGGTATTGTCAAATATTGAGTGACCAGCAGTTAACGCTCCGTTATTGAAGAACTTAACATACCATCTGTCCTTCGTCCTCACTAATGATTCCTTCCAAGAACCTACTACTGTACGCAAGAAGTCGCCAAACTTCTGGTTATCCTGCACGTGTTCCATTGTGAAGCGTACCATACGTCCGTAAGTTCGATTCGCACAATAAATGGTATAGCCCTCTAAAGGATTATCAGCCTTCAGGTCTTCACCTTCGGGTTTCTCCAATAGATCGCCAAGACCAATAGCGGAATTGAACTTCTCGTAGGCAGCAGACGAAGGAACGATGTCAAACACCTGCTCATAAACAGGAGCGACCTCCTGGTAGGTTTCCCAATCCAGGTAATAATCGTACATGTCCTTCTTCATCGCTTCGGAAAAGTCTGATCTACGAACACCTGCCATAGTATTTCACCTCCGAAAAATTTATATCATTTGATATAGTTCACACGAGAATCAGATTATCCGTTCAAGTGTAGATCGCTTATTCTTACATAAGCACAACGCCCGGTCTTGCTGTCGGTATCAACGCCAACCACGAAGAACATTTGACTGTTCACAACAGACGTGGCTACGCAGTCCATCAACTGCTTGTAAGTAGAACCAGACCCACTCCAAGTAGCGTTACAGTAACGGCCTACTAGTGAAGCAGACAGTGATGCACCAGCCTCAGCGACAGGCATTTTAAAGATTGCGGAACGGTCAGTAATAACGAAGACCTTGTCCTTACCTGCGGTACTATCTGACTGCCAGAAATCAACAGTGTTAGGAACCGCAGCACGAGGAACCTCAGCCCAACCAACGATCTTCTCAGTGACAGCCGACATAAGCTTCATGTGTCCAGAACCACCAGACGCACAAACGAATGCACCGCCTAACCTGTTAAAGTATTCGCTGTTGACCAAAGCCATCTCAGAACCTTCGTGACCGCCTCGAATCCAACCATATTTCAAAGTATCTGCCATTTGTTTTCACCTCCGAATATTTTGACTCGGTTACTTCTGCTCCTTACTGTGAAGTCTAGTGTAAGTATTGTATAACCAAGTTTTATCATCAGCCGAAGACTTGCTATTTATATTAATCCCCGATATCTCAGCCCATCTATACATTTTGTCTGTGGGTGTCTGATCGGCTGGCGGAGTGGCATCTCCTCCACTTTGTTGCCGATTTCCACGAGGTGTATCAGACCCACGCTTGATATCAGCTTTAAGCAAGTTCTCATTATCTTTATCTGCTAAAAATCCATTCACGTATTCTTCAACTGTAAGAACCTCAACGAGTTTCCCCTTGTTGTCGTATACATTTTTGTACCATCTGTCATCCTCGGTGTCGAAACTAAACTCTTCACCGATTAGTTTGACTATCTGCCTAGGATTGTAAGCCTTGGGAGCAGCGATAGACATGATCTCAGTTTCCAGAGTGCTGAGCCTAAACTTATTAAGAATCTCTTCATGTCGTGCTTTTTCAGCTTGGAATGAATCCAGTTGTGAATTCATCTTCTCTAACTCCGCTTGGTACTTCGCACGCTCTTTCTTAAACTCTTGCTCTAGTTTAACACGCTCTCTCTCTTTCTCGTCTTCGATCTTCTTCAAGTCCTCTTCAGCTTGCCTATCCTTCAACTCTCTGAGTTGCTCCTTAAGTTCAGTGAACTGAGACTTAAGTGCTTCATGCTCGTCAGGGTCAGGCAGTTGTTTCAATTTATCTGCGAGTGCCTTAGCCTTTTCTTCAGCCGTTTTAGCTCTCTTGAGAGCCGCCTGTCGTCTCGCCACGGCCTTGTCTAGTTCGGACTTGGGGTATAGAGGCTCACCATCGCCATCACCATCCCCACCATCTCCACCATCAACATCACCGTCGAGATCAGTGTCAGGGTCTTCTTCGTAAAGCCATCGCCATTTAATTGTATCTTTCATTGTAACTCCTCCTATATCCATAGGTGTTTAGGTATCCACCTGGTATTTTAGTTTATGGTCTTTCCATTCCTGTCTCTCCACCTTTGCCTTCTTCTGGCTTACTAGTCTTCTTAGCAGGTGGGGGAGTACCTACTTCAGGATTAATTCCTCCACCTTGTGCACCAGCACCGAATCCAGGATTCACTCCTTGTGCAAACTTAAGAGCAGCGAAGTTAACTGCTGGATTCATAAGAGTACCAGCGTTGTCTTCGATCTCGTCGTAGATTTCTTGTAAGACATCTTCAGGCAATATGGGAGCAGCCTTCTTTGCTAGAGCCTGTAATAGCTCTATATTCAGAGTCGTTGAGAAATTCTGTCCTACTATCTCAAACGTAGACTTCATAGTCTCTTCAAGACTCAGTATATCGAACTGCGTAGGATATTCCACTTCATCCTCAAGTTCCTCCACATTCTGCCAGTTCAACACTAACTTCGTTATATCATTCTCAGCCTTCTCAAGCTTCTTAGCTTTTCTAGCCAAGGAACTATTAATGCTAAGGAACTGGTAAGCTTGTGAAATACCACTTCGCTGAGATAGGAACTTAGACTGTGAGCCTACAGTTCCAAGACCTGCCAACTCATATATTTTATCTATGTGTTGCTGAATCATTTTCCATATCGCATCTATCTGCTGTTTGTCGGGTGATATGAATGCAGGTGGGTGACCAGCGTTTGCTGGAAACGTAAATATCTGCGATGTACCTATCACTCGTAGAGGGTCACCACCCTCGTCGCTTTCGTGCAGTTCTGCTTGTGGGTCTTCAGGCATCACTAGCTGGCTAAAGGTCTGACGCTCAATCATTTCGTCAATGTTTGAACACCAGTTATATATGATACGGTTGATACGTGCGACATCTTTGATTAGGGATTCACCTATCACATCTAGGTTCGTATCACTATTGTAGCAAGTCACCATATAAACTTTCCCAAGTTCATTGTCACCTTGTCTTATTTTGTTTCCCTTAGAATCGTAGATTTCCCACTTATCTCTCGTAATCAAACGATACGTAGTATCGTCTCCTCTTGGGTTATAAGGGTCTGCATCTCTGTAGCCCTTGCTTCTTAACAGTACCCAATTGTAATTTCCAAATTCGTCAACAGACCAATCTCTCAGGTCTTCAGGTGTGACTATGACTGCATAGGGGTCAAAGCGTTCTTGCTGATTCTTGTACACATGCAGAGGAACGTTAACGTCCTCAACGTATGGTGAGTCCACCACTACGTGTACCTGACCATACACGCTGGAAAGATAAGACACGTGATTCATAAACGTATCTATGTCAGTACCCCTACCGTCCACATTCAAACGCCAACCGTCTAGTTTTTCGATAGGCGGTCTCCTGACGATTTCCTTAAATATATAGTCTGCGTATATAGCACATACTAGGTTGCAGTAGTTCAAATAATAGACTCTATTCAGACGGTCTTCGTAATCTCCTGCTTGGTCTTCCAACCTATGCGTAAAGAGATTATCCTCATTACTGTAGTAGTCTTGTCCGCCCTGAGCCGCTTCATTATAGAAGTTCCACTCCTGTATGTACTTCTTATACAAGGGGTGTGTACGATCTTGCAACCCCTCTTTCTTTTCTTTCTTTTTAGCCATAGCACCTCACCTTTATTCTTCCAAATCTAGGTTAATATCCATCTCCATGCCTTCATCTTCATCGCCCATATATACGTTATCAACATACGTACATTGATCTTCGTGAACTACGTGTAGCTCTTCAATGTTAATGTTAACCGTAATATAAACGTTACCTTTGTCTTCACATGCACCTTGGCAATTATCCATAAGTCTCTCCTTTATCTTCCGACAACCACCGTCCTACCGTCAACCAAAGCCTTCCTTCTAAACACACCGTGCTTCACTATCTCGAATGCCATTGCCAAAGCATCTGGCGCATCGTCATACTTGGCACCTGCGTTAAATCCGACTAGCTGGTTAATCCCTTCCCTGTAATCCATAGTCCACTGTGAGTGATGTAGAAATCGTAGTGTTCCGTCTGCAATGTAAGGAACGAGACCTTCGATTCTCAGTTGCTTGTCGGTTTGTCCTGTGTCTTCCCGAATTTTGTATCGCAGGTCACTATCCAGTGCACGTGCTCTCTTTATTAAAGAGTCTCTCACAAAATATTGAAACGCAGCAGTTTCGACGACGAACAATCTGTAGTTAAACTTCTGATGAAGTCTAAGGATATCATCCATCCTCTGTTCTACTGGTCTACGTTTCAGGTCAAACTCTATTACATATATCATACCCTCTTTGTCTTTACCTAGTGTAACAATAGCAGAGTAGTCACCGCTTCGTGCCTTCTTCCCCTTAGACGGGTCCCAAGCACCGTAGTACACTAAGTCATCCATCGTAATCAAAGTACTAGCAGGTTCCTTCTCTTCCTCTTCAAGTCGTATTAGAATCTCGGTAGTTCCTCTACCTTTGTATCTCTCCAACTTAAAAGTACTTAGGTCTTCCTTCGTAACAATCATACGAGTGACATCTATTGGGTTGTTTTGCTTCTCTGATTGAAATGCGCTCATACCGTCAGGAGTCAAACACATGACCATAAGGTCGTAGTAGGTTTCCCCTTCGGGCCATAGGACTTTCGCCCCACGCATCATTTGTTTTTCATTTCTCTTGAAGAAATCCCAAGCTTCTTCAGCAGCCTTATCGTCGTCGTCGTACATCATGTAGATGTGTCGCCACTCTTCCCATAAGTCCTGACGATCAGCGAATTTCATTACAGCCCTGAATCTTTTCCTCTGCCAATCTGGGGCTTGGTTCCTATCAAGCAACTTGCTTAACAGACTGTCCTCATGCAGGATAGTTCCTAACACTATGATGTCAGTAGAACCGTCTGTCTTGCCGGCCTTAACAACTTCTTTGTTAAGCCATTGGTGCCACAGCTTATCACGTGTGGTTTCTGACTCAACAGAATCTCTAGACTCAACATCGTCCAATAAGATAAGGTCGGGGCGTTTTGATCTATGCTTACGTCCACGAGTCTTACCCCCACAACCTAGTGCGTACAGCCTGACACCATTACGTAGAATGACATCATCGTTACGCCACCTTTGTTCTCCCTTCCCACATGCTTCCGGGAAGTCTTCTCGTAGGCGGTCATTGTTGAGTAGCTCTGATTTGATATCGTCAAGGAAGTCTTCTGCCTGTCCTACGGTTTCAGATATCAAGAGTATAAACTCTTTATACTGCATCGTAGCACACCACATAGGTAGTACGAAGGATAGCAGAGTAGACTTAGCGTAGCCACGAGGTGCGGCCACAGCAAGCTTAATACCCTTGTCCAAGGGTCTCCTTAAAAAGTCTGAAGTCTTACTATAAATCCATTTGTGAAACGGATTGTTCTTGTTAGTTATTACATGAGGAAAATAGTAGTAACCGAACAACTCCATGCTGATTGACCATAGCAGTTTCCTATGCTGCGAGTCCATAGGCATGCCCATAGTCATAAGAGTTTTCTCAATTACCCGATATGATTCCTCGTGAAGATCGTTAGCCATCACGTGCCTCGTCCAATTCTCTAGTAGCTTGTTTCGCAGCATCGTGTAGCTTCTGATAGTCTATACTTGCAAAGTTAACTTGTACTTTGTCACCTGAGATTGATGATGGACCTTTACCACCGCCAGCTATACTTTCGGTTATTGACCACAGGTTCCCGATGTTCTTGTAGATGTCGTTCTTAAGCCTATAAAGCTTTTCTAGCATTTTAGCGTTTGCGTTCGGATTGTCCGACAGTTTCCCAATTAATACATCTAAACCTTCTAAATCATCTAACGCCATGTCTGTGATATCTAACAACTTTTCTTTCTGCTCTTCAGCAGAAACTATTTGTGCTGGTGAGTAATTACCTTCTTTTAAGTTGTCAAGTATCCGCTTTATGTTTTGCGGTCTACAACTTCCTGGGTATTCCTCTCCTTCGAGTATCACAGCAATCTCGTGATGATTACGCCCTTCATCCGAAAGTTCTTTTATTCTATATCTCCACCGTGCTTCTTCTTCTTTTGGCAGTCTCGGCATAGGTATCCACCTCTCAAGCATATATGGGAACCCTTCCAAGTTCCTCTCGTATCTACTATACAAGTATAAAAAAAATAGGGAAATCGTGTGAATATCACACGACTCCCCTATAAAATGATAACAATAACTTAAGTTTTTATGATATGAAATATGTAAAGTCTACATACTCACATTTATACCTATACATATGTTCTGCTTTGATAACTCCTAACTCACGTAATCTAGTAAACATCCTGCTAACTTGTGCACGGTCTACTCCCATAATGTAAGCGTATAACTGTATAGTCCTACCTCTGGAATGACACCCCTGCTTATTAGAGATAAGATTGTACCTAGTGTCATCTGTACTTACAGACCAGCACCACAACAAAAACGTTTTGTCTGTAGGAGTCAAGTCAGAACATCCTACTATGTTATAAGGTATGTTAACGTTTCTCATAGTCTTCGCAATATGCTATCGCTGCCACCTTTCCTTTCCAACAATCTTTTATCTGTTTGCACTTTACTTTTTTACAAAACTTGTTTGTATTCTTATATCTTCCATCTGGAACTTTTATGTCTGTCTCGTATATCATTGTTTTCTTAGAAGAACTCATAGGTTACTCCATCTTCTAGTATCTGGTCTGCAAGATACACTACGTTGTCAAATGGTAGTTCAAGTATTGACGGATAATCTACATAGCCAAGGGAAGACATAGGCGATACTCCACGATAGAACTTTGTGTCATTAGAACAGTCATTTATAATCACAGGCCAATCTTCCTTCTCTGCTAGTTCTATAACATCATATGCATAGTGTCTGCTAGAGATAGGTGAGACATAACCCCTTCTGTGTTTGTATACTGGTCCTTCTGTCTTCACAAACTCTTGTAACGTCTCTATATAACATATCTGTAGTTCTGGCATGTTGATTTGGTTTAGACCAGTGTAGTAGATAACATCCTTACACTTCTCAGCAAACCACTTAAACGATTTGCTAAAGATAGGAGTTTCTATCAACACCCACGGTATAGTAGTTTTTGCGTATGCCATACTATCAATAACAAGGTCTGAGAAGTCAGATGCAAATAAGTTATATCTAATTTCTGTTAGTCCACATCTAGCCAATCTATCAACAACATCTCTAGTAGCCTTCACTCCGTTCGTGTACAAGTATTGATGTACGCCTCGCTTGCTGATATGTTCCATTAATGGGTAAATGCTCTCAGCTTCCTCTAAGGGTTCACGCTGTAACCATCCTACTGCTCCATAGGGAAACACACCCTCACGTGCTACCTGTTTATCCACCAACAGCTTAGCCTCGTCTAGAGTAAACGACATCTTATGACCAGAGAATTGATACAGTCCTTTCCCTATTGTAGATAACGCTTTATATCTGTGGTAGCAAAAGGAACAGTTCTGCGTACACTTAGTCGAGTGTCTTACATGTGTTATAGGTGAGGTTAGACAAGCGTTGCACCCTGGAGATATCAACTCAAACATATCTCTATACAGTGCCTCGTCTTTATACTTACCACCAAACCAAAAGGACACGAATCTATTGTCATCTTGGTACAAATGCTCAAGCTTATCCTGTCGTTTACGTATGTCGTCAATGTGCTTATTATAAAACAAACGTTCAACATACATAACTAACTCAATTAAGTCTTGAGATATCCCATGTGATTTACTCGCCCTTACTAACTCAGCTACAACTTCCTCTTTAGTCCAATGCGTCTTCATTATACCTCCACGTCATGCATATTGACCGCAACCGTACCCAACTTAGACACAGCAACACCAGCAGCCTCGTTAGCGAACTCAGCCGCTATCAGCATGTTAAAGTCTTCCTCAAAGTAGTCAGGTTCGATACCAGCAGCGTCAACAGCCAGAGCTGCAATCACAGTGTCACCAGCACCAGATACATCAGCTACTTCTACCTTTACTGCATCCACTATCGTAGACTTCTTATTCGCTTCTGCCACAAGTATCCCATCACCGCCTAGTGTCACCACTAAGTAATTCCAACCATACTGTCCTGCTACCTCTGGTGCTACCTTAGCTACTTCACTAATCGTACTGATAAAGGAATTGTAGTAGTGGTTGTAAAACGCTATGAACTCTTTTAGGTTAGGAGTCACACAAAACGCATCAACATACTTAGACCAATCCAATCCCTTCGGGTCTACGAACACAGGCACATTATTGCTTCTAGCGTAGTGTATGGTATCTACAGCAATCGCATTACTAATCATACCCTTCGCATAGTCAGAGATAATAACAGCACCTACATCCTTCATAAGCTGTTTCATTCGACTACGAGTACTATTACCGCTATTAATGTACAAGGGTGCTGTACTCTCGCAGTCAATACGTAGCATATGCTGACCACCAGCTACAACCCTTGTCTTGGTTGTAGTAGGACGATCTTTCTCTGCGACTAGATAGTCTGTCACACCTAGCTCACGCAGTAGTCCTCTAAGGATGTCAGCCTCTCGGTCTTTACCTACCAACCCCATAAGAATAGCTGTATCCCAACGCTCACTAAGACTAGCTACGTTAGCCGCTACGTTGGCCGCCCCACCAAGTACGTAGGTAACCTCGTCCAACTCAAATACTGGCACTGGTGCCTCTGGAGAAATCCTTGTGGTTCTCCCCCAATAGTAACAGTCCAGCATTACATCGCCTACAACTAATATATTACTCACAGTCCACATCCTTTCTGTGCATCTTCTTACATTTATCGCACATCCATTCTATTTCGTCATAATGCTTACCAAACTTAGGCGTGGTGTATTTATGTGAACCTACTAACAAGTTCTTTGCTCCCTTCGGCACTGACATGTACCCTTGGTCTGCAAAGTCTACTCCCATAGGTTTATCTATTGCATCTATCCTCTTACCCTTTAATGAGTCATCGAACACTACAGTTGCTTGTTCTTTATGTTCTTCAATTACACTCTTATCCGTTGGCATCTTCAACCTCCACGTATAAAGTTTTAGCTAATGCTTTCATATAAGGACATGTGAACTCGTCAAATGTCTTTATGTTGTACTTGTTAATCACAAACTCCATGAGGTCAACAGAAGCCTCAATGATTTCCCATACATCCGTATTTCCATCAATTAGTTCTAACATTATCTGTTGTCTCCTTCTCCGCTTATAGCACCCCTATCTGCTCTATCTCCTAACTTAATAAGATTACCCTCAGCTATCTGTCCAAGGTCTAACCCTAGTTCTGTAGCTAAAGCAGCGCAGTACCACAACACGTCTCCTAGCTCGTTAGCTATGTCATCGAAGTTGAGTGCACCATCTCTAATATGTTTCTTAACTTTATTCGCAATCTCTCCTGCCTCTCCAGCTAATCCCATTGTAGCGTAGTAAACACCATTCCAAGTATCCCTAGGATAGATAGCTGTCTTAATTGATTTCTCTTGGTACTCTCTAAACTTCATCTTCTTCCTCCAATCCACAAACACAATTCATGCGTAGGCATGTACATTCCTGTTCTATAATCTCCTGAGTTTCAAGCTTAAACTCTTGACGATCATACACTGTCTTAGGTGTGTGTTCCATCGTCGGCCTATGAAACTTCTTCCTTACCTTCGTCATCAATCTCCTAGGCTGTTCGCCACGTTTCATGATACCACTCCTTACTTAGGTTGTTCTAGTCTTTCCTTAATGATCGTTACAATCTTTATTGCATCCTCGCTTGGAGCCTCTTCCAGCACCTCGTACAGCGCAGTCATCTTCGTGATCTTCCTGTCCGCATCCACAATGTCCGCCCTGAACGTGTCCTGCTTCCTTACAGTTGCAAACTTCTCCAACCACAACAACTCGTCCTCTATCATCGTCTTTATCTTCTTCTCCGATAACATCTTCCCACCTCCTACGAAATTCTTTTCTAAGATATGATCTCCACAACTCATACATAGTAAAGTCGTGGTCTTGCTGAGACAGCACATGAGCATACTCATGTATTAACACAGTGGCAGCCTCAATTAAATCTAGTGCGTCATCTATATAAATGACATGCCATTGGTAGTTTCCTGTAGCGCACACCTGTCCTTGTCCATACCCACCTCTGGCTTTTGTTCCATCTCGTTTGCTTAAGTTAGGTACAAACTGTACCCATACCTCTTGCTCTATATTATAGATATCCTCTAATATATTCAGTTCTCTAACAAACCTAAAGTCTCTTTCCTCACCAGCCCTACTAATCAGAATAAACATTGTCTCTCCTCATAATCTGTTCTGCCAACCAAAACTCATAAGCACTATTAATCTTAACACTATCCTCTGGCGACATAACCACATAACCAATCTTACCGCCTACCATATGCCCCTTCTCTAACAAATCCTTTGTTGCTACGTATACAGCACCATTCTCTCGCAACAGACTTTCCCTCTCAATCTTAATCTGTCTGTTGTGTCGCCCTACTGGTACAAGACTGTTCTTTCCTCGTCTGTAGTAGAACGCAAAGTCCTCGGTGACTGAAACAACAGAGTCGAAGTGAAATAGGTATTTCTGGTAGATAGCTTCATCTATGTGGTACTGCTTGCGTAACGGAACGTTAGCGAATAGCACACACGCTACATCGTATTGTGGATACTTACGCAAAGCTGTTAGTGCCACAAAGCTAGGGTTCAAAAAGTAACTATTCGTCTTTGGCCTCATAACTACAGGAAGTCCATGTGCTCTCTGTACGTAGTCTTCTACATGTATGTCTGGTGTGGATACCACTATCTCAGACAGGGAGGACTTCTTAGCTACGTCTATCGTGTAGTCTATCAACCTCTTTCCATTCAACATCTCTAAGGAACCGCTTCTAGGGTAGATAGACTTCTGCGTTGCCATTATCACTCCCAACGCCTCATGCTCTTCTACGTTCATACCTTTGATCTTGGTGCGTTCCATTCCTACTTTACAATGATCGTAGCTTAACGTATGGAACCCATACTTCCTGTAGTAGAACAATGGCATGTTAATATTATGGGGCTTGTACTTCTCAACAAACCTCAACCATATATCCATTCCATCTTGGCACGACAACTGCTCATTGTAACCTTCTAACTGTCGCATGATGTCAGTTCTAAACATTGTGCATGCACCATGAGGAGCCTTGTCATACACCAACCACTCGTCGTCTATCTTATCTCTCCGAACTATCTCCCCTACATTACTGTCTTCGTCCATCTTGTAGTAGTCTGGGTACACCAGCCCTACCTCTGGTCTTACATCCAAAGCGTTAGACATAACTAACAACGCCATTGGTTCTAGCTTGTCGTCAGCATCTAACCTCATGATGTACTTGCCCTCAGCCAACTGTAGTGCTTTGTTGGCACAATGAGGTAGCCCCTTACTCTCTTCAAAGTTAATGATACGTATACGCTTATCCCACTCATACTCTTTCATTATGTTCAAGGTTCCGTCTGTGGAACCATCGTTGATTAGGATAAGTTCAAAGTCTTGCACAGACTGAGATAGCACGCTATCTATAGCTTCTCTAAGGTAACGAGCTGCGTTCTTAGCTGGAATATAAATCGTTATCATGTTGCATCCATTCGGGGTATTTACTAGCTACGATAGCATCCGTAGACTTCAGGCATGGTATCCCACCAACTATCGGATACACCGCCAAAGCTTCTGGACTGTAATACGCCTCTCCTATCTTGTACATCTCCGTTTTGTATTTAGGACATACATAGTGTAACTCTGTAAGAACATTAGAGTTCTTTTCTATAATAGTAATTGCTGCTGGATTCATGTTGTTCTTCTGTACATCCATCAGCCTATGCTCCACCACCTTATACCCTAACAGTTTTATCTGCTCGTATAAAGAGATACAGTAACCATGCTCAACCATACGCTGACGAGCGTCAGCATGTGCTAAGTCAAAAGCAGGTTCCGCAAGAACTAGATACTGCTTAGCTACTCGGTATAGCTCTTGAAGTATCGGACGTTCGTTACTACCATTAGGTTCGATAGCATGTGCTGTGTACACAACGTCCACACAGGATGAAGGAAATGGTAGATTAAACATACTCGCAGTATGTAAGTGAACGTTCTCAAACTTGTGCTTCCACAACCATTGGTCAGCATACGCAACTCTAGACCAAGAGATGTCTGACGCAAAAACATTCATATCATCCCCTGTAACTTCCAGCACACCAGCCATCGTAGTTGCTTCGCCTACCCCTACTTCCATCAAGGAAGTAATCTCTCCTAGCTGTTGTATGTATCCTCCCAACTCAGCATTGAACTCCCCCCACAGCTTAGCCACCAGTGGGATATCCATCAAGTCTGTATACTGCCCTGTAAGGATATCGTATGTGACTTCAATTATCTCTTCGTCGTTATGCAGGGAGTCTTTAGCCTCACGAAGTATCTTACTAACATTCTTCCCCTGCTTATACATCTTTTGTAAATCACGTGGAGTCACCATATAAATTCCTCACATATTGTACTTTAGGGTCATTGTATCCATACAGTGCTGTAGCCCTCTCAAGGTAGCCGTGTGGGAAGATAAACCCATACTTGTCTTTATATTCATGATGTCCTTCTTGGTCTAACCACAAGTACATGTCACTAATGGGTATACCAATAAATATGAACTGGTCTGCGCTAGTAGGTTTCAACTCGTCTATCAACCTCTGCGTCATTACCATGTCCTCAGTGCGCTCCCCAGGAAACCCATACATCCATGTAGTGTATGTGTTGATACCGTTGTCACGCAATAGAGGAAATACTCTACGATAATCCTCTGTAGTCTCCTGCTTATTCATCAGATGCAACACTCTGTTACTTCCACTCTCACATCCTATATACAACCCTGCACATCCAGACCTTGCCATTCGTTCCGCACGCTCTGGGGTTATACCTCTAGCTCTACTCTCACACACCCATTTAAAACCATAACCTTCTAACAGCCGACAGTACTCGTCTACCCTATCCCAATTAGCTGTGAAGTTATCCTCTCTAAAGTAGAAGTTCTTAATCCCATACTTGTCAGACAGTTTCAGCATATGCTCAACTACGTTGATCGCTGGTATGTAGCTGTACTTGGGATGCACGTAGATACCAGCACAGAACTTACAGCTATACGGACACCCTCTCGACGTATTCAGTATGATCGCATCTTCGTTAATACCAAACTCTCCAAGTGAAAAGTTATACGGCATATTTATAAACTTGTCGTAGTCAGGCCATTCAAGTCTGTGCATATACGCTTGTGGCATACACCTTCCGTCAGAGATGAATACACCGTTGTCGTTGTAGTAACCTGCCATTGGTTGCTCATTAACGATGTAGAGCATTTGGTACTCACCAGCACCCTTCACCGCTTGGTCAAAAGAGCTAGGTACACTCTCTGGAAACAATGTAGGATGTGGACCACCACACACCTGCTTGATATGTGGATAGCGTAACTTCAACTTGTACGACAACTCATAAGCGTTTAAGTGCGTTAGTGTAGAGATATGCATACCGATGTAGTCAGGCTCAAAGTCTTTGATCTCGTCGTCAATACATATGTTAAATTGCTCTGGCATATTCTGTATCTTGGTAGAGTCAAGTAAGAGATGCTCACCAGCAAAAGTATACAAGTCCACTATCCTTGTCTCATGCCCAAACTCTTCTAAGTTCGCAGCAATAAACCCTAATCCTTGGGGAGGTCTACCACATCCAAAATGCAGAGGAGAATCCCCTTGCCTTGGCCTAGGTGTTGTCATCAATAATACTTTCATTTTATCTCCTACATTACTGTAAATATATATGAGGTCTTCCACAACTGGTCAATGTGTGGTAAGCAGTCAGGTACAGCCAAAGCCTGAGCTACTGTTTTAAGAGATAGATATAAGTCAGAATGTTCACCCAAAATCTCGTTTAGTGATGGTCTGTACTTAAATGCAGCAATAGCTGTTTGCGGTTCTTGCCCTGGTATTCCTTCTGACTCAAATGTATGAGTTGCCCACAGACATAAATCATTGGCGAACATCGTACCCATCACATCTCTACCAGCAGCGTTCTCATTAATATGTAAAGGATGGCTAGTGCTAAAGAACAACGCTGAGGATATAAGCCATGCACCATCTTTCATCCTATCACACAACGAATGCATTAAGTCCATTGGGTTCTCTACATGTTCGTAGACATCCTGCATGGATACTATATCAAACTTTTCATCTGGTAACTCTGTGCACATCTTGATAGGTGCGTTGTATCGTTCTATACGATGTTTTGCGTAATCGAAGGTTACCCCAGGTACGTCATAGTGAGTAACATCGAAACGGTCAGATAGTAACAAAGATAACTCTCCACCTCCACCGCCTACCTCTAGTAATGTAGGCTTACCTTCGTATGTCTGGTAGTCACGCATTTCAGCACCATCAAAAATCATGTAGTCAAATACACTACTTAAAAACTCTAGTCTCCACACACTATTAAATTTAGCTAAGTCAAATGGATAATTCTTCACGGTCTCATAAAAGTTAAGGATAGACCCACTGAAGTTAGTCCACTCTTCTAGTACTAGCTTAGGTCCTATCTGTATCCGTTCACGAGCTGCATCCTCAGACATACCATAAAACTCTGATAAGAACTTAGGTGCTTCTTCTACTATCTGTTTAGCTTCCATGTTTCCTCCAAGTGTTAGACAAGCCATAGTCCAAGCCTGTGAATCGTACCTCAAAGATTTGTCCTACCGCAGGAATACACATAGTTCCTTTTAGTACAGAGGTCTTTGAGTCTAGTATAAATAAATAACCGTCTGCGGTAGCGTTCTTACCTCCACCCCTCTGAGAACCGCCCATTACTATCGTGTCGTCGTTCACAGCCAATCCTCGTGTAAATGTATCAAAACGTGTATCCTTAAATATAGATGACATCTTCTCACCATCAAACGCTAGCAAGCTACTGTCAGTAGAGTCACATGAATACATACGTTGGTTAAAGTCCACAACTATGTTGTGGGCACATGACCCAAGATCAGATATGATAGCTTTTAACTTCCAGTGATCGTCAAACAAAAAGAGTTGACTTCTTTCCTTTGTCTTGTGTGTTTCGTTATGAGCAATCACATAGTGAGTCTTACCAACATCGTACCTATACACAGAGTTAAAGTGTTTGTACTTTGGGTTTCTACTCCTAGAGTCTGTGAGGTTGTGCCACCCTACAGGGTATATAACCTTCATTATAATCAAGTAGTCAGTTGTGTACATACCGCACAGTATTCTGTTATTGTATGTATCGCAAATATATAACTCGTCATTTATAAAATCAATCTGATGAAACCCACTGTGTTCTGCTACTCCTGCCATTCTAAGATCAGCTACAAGTTCAAAGTCTGTGGGAGTCATATCATCATCAAACATAATCCTATTTATAAAGTTACCACCTCTTTGTGCTAACCACCATTCGTTGTCTTTTCGTCTTGTTATACCATACACAAACTCTTCAGTAGTTAAACGGTACATAGCCGAACCGCTACAGTACAGCAATCCAGTAGATGTACCTATAAGCATTTTGGGTATATCAGTAGTACCTTCTAGTTGTACAGCTATTGGTTCTGGTTCGCTTCTGAGGAACATTCGTAATCACCTTTCTCCAGCATCTCGTCTTCTTCGATATCTCGTGTTGCAGTACCACCGATTATTAACCTTGCTTCGTTAAACTGAAGACCTGTGCCAGGTCTAATATACTTTACATGTTGTTCTGTAAATGTTTCACCTTTCTTTATAGGAAGTCGCATGTGCCAGCTTCTAGTAGCAGCGTCAAACGCTTTAGCCTCAGCCTCAGACCTCTCAAACGACCAACTACCAAGAAGTACCTCAGCCCTACGTATAGCTTGCACCATGTGAGCAAACTCTAGAGGGTCAGCCGCAAAGAAGTGGTTCGATACCTTCATGGTCTTGTCAATCGTAAAATGTTTCTCGTACACCCTAGCACCAGCAGCAACCGCCAGCATAGGAACGTCAAGTTGATCTGGTGGTGTGTGGTCTGAATAACCAACTACTATATCTCCAAACGATTCGTGAAGAACATGTATCCTGTTTAGCCTCGGTAGTGGAGCAGGGTTTTGTAACACACATCCCATAAGAACACAAGGAACATTCATGTGTCTGATTACTGCTAATCCATTAGCTACAGATGCCACAGTACCGCCACCAGTGGACGCTATCACAGGCAACCCGAAACTACATACATGGTATAACAACCCCAAGTTAGTCATGTCACAAGAGGCTACCTTCATAACAGGCACACCTAGTTCTGCTAGCATAGATGCACTCTGTAAGTCGAACGGTGTAGAGAACGCTATGATTCCCTGTTCCTTCGCAAACTCAAATAGCTCAGCGTAATGTTCCTTGCCAAACTTGTCGAGTTGTTTGTAGTAATCTATCTGTAACATATCCTCGTCTTTCCAGTATGCCTTAGCCTTACCAGATACGAGTAACTCAGCTTTGTAGGTCTGAAACTTGATAGCGTCAGCACCAGCTTTCTTTGCCTTAACTATCATCTCCTTCGCTATATCCATATCGCATTCGTGGTTACATGCCGCTTCTGCAATAATAAACACAGGGTAGTCTCTCCCTACCATTCGGTCTCCTATTTGAACCATTGGGTTAAACATGAATAACTCTCCCTGTCTTTATCTTACGTCTTGTCTTTACTAATCCTGCTTGCTCAAGTTGTGCTATGAACCTAGCCGCTACTGTATACCTAACACCAGTAGCCGTAGCAATATCAAGTACTGTAACGTCATAGTCTCTCAGCATATCCAAAATATCTTTTATCTTTGCGTTCAGTACAGGGTCTTGCTGTCTGGGAACCCACAGCCCATGAGACGATAAATGCGGTGTTGCCGTATACTTACGCTTTACCACCATGTTAGTTTCCATGATGTTCACAGCATAGATAAGCGCACCCATAGCCTCGTACATATTCTCCCAACTAATGTTGGTAATGTCGTCTGCTGAGGAATGGTATCCCTTGAAGTGCGACGATTGAATGATATTTCTACTAGCCGACCTAGTAAGTACAACCGTAGGAATATCTATCCCAGGTGCGTTAAACACACCATCGTCATTCACCACAACACTACGATAAGGTTGTCGTGCGTCTTCCCTACCAGTAATATCTCTAACTGCTGTAGTCATAGCTTCTGAAAACTCTGTGCCGGGGATGTAAGCCTCTTGCACAACTAAGGGCTGGTTAGGTACTCCAACCATCTCCAGACACGCAGCAAACTTAACATCGTCTATCCTCTTAGGAAACATAGAGAAATAGGCCAAGCTACCTAGCGTCTCTGGAAAGAATAGAATACGCCATGTGTAGTAATTGTCTTTCATAGTATCAAGTATCTTATCCGCAAACTCCACTAGAAGTGCACATCCACTCAGTCCATCCTGAACCTGCCCTGGATGATCTAGGTGAGCAAACAACGCAATACTATCTGGGGATTCACCACGCTTCACAAACTCAGCGATCTCCATCTCACCATCAGTATGCTCAGCATCTATAACAACACGCACCTGCTTACCACGTAGTGCCCTAAGCATCTGGTCAACCTCATGAGAAGATATACAAAATCCCCAACGTCCGTCTTCGTTGTAATGCTCATACATATAAGGAATTGATAAAGGGTTCTGGTTATCTATAAAAACAAACTGTAGTAGCTCTTCAAAGGGCATGGTAGCATCAACCGAACCTGAACCTACTAGTACAGATAAAGGATGTTGCATAGCATCAAATATCTTCTCTCCGTCTAGCTCAATGTATGCATCCTTCAAAGTCCACTTCTTAGGAACAGTCCAATCAAAAATCTTCTCGCCACTCTTAACCTTATACCGATTAATAGCAACCCTAGTATTGATGTAGTCTAGGCTCTCTTTGTATTCGTCTGAAACAACAGACCGTCTCTTACTCCATAGTTTATTGATTGTGTCTCTCATACCACCAAGTCCTCCGTAACCTTTCTTCTACTCTTTCTATGTCTTCCATATAGTGAACGTTGGTACAGTCATCAATCATAACTCCTAAGTAATACGGCCTTCCACAGGTTAGTATGTACTTGGAGTATATCTTTGCTGCTCCGTTTGGCTCTCCATCTGGAGATATAGAAAACATAAGGTTGTATCCCTTATCGTCCATCTTCTTTATCTCGTCATCTAGTCGCAGGTTCCTATCTGGGTTATCTACCTGCAATCCTATAATCTTGTCCACCTGCATGCTCATAGTTGTAGTCATGTAGTAGTAAGCATGAGTGTACACATCTAGTAAAGGTTGCTCGCCACATAACTCTAGTGGTCGAGGTATTACCTTACAATTACAATCTCTAGCTACCTTAGCTATATACTCGTCTTCTGTAGACACAAGCACTTGGTGTATACGGTGGTTGCATCTAGCATAGAAGATAGTCCAGTACAGCAAAGGTTTGTCATATACTAAATATGTGTTCTTCTTGTTCAGCCTAGTCGAGTGACCTTTAGCTGGAATTATCGCAACATTCATATTTAACTCCTGGTTGTTCTGCTATTGTTACTTGTCGCATTGGAGAGTCTTTAGTATCCAAGTACTCCCTCAGCATTCCATTGTCAAGCAAGTACTTCAACACTCGTAGATGGTAGGGTCTGAAATCCCATTTAGACCACACCTTCTCACCCTTAATGTTCTCGTGTTGAAACATGTGTAACGCACCTTCGTCCTGTAACTTATACAGTAGGTGCTTGACACACCATACTGTTTCGACGATAGCCCTACACCCTATATCGTGTTGGGTATCATTATGGTAAATAGTTGGTCTGTGCTGATGTAGTATAGCTCCATCGTCAACCTTCTCATTTATCAAGTGCACAGTAGTACCTAACTTCTCTGGCTGTTGCATATACAAAGGCCAGAACAAAGTCGCAGCACCACGATACCAAGGAGATAGACCAGCATGCAAGTTGATCGTTAAAGGTGGGCATGCCGACAACAACTTGGTCTTGATAAGCGGACCTCCGTATACCAGCACTACGTCAGGGCGTAGGCCGTGTACGAAGCTACACGCCATGTCTGTGTTTAACTCTTTACGCTCTATTTCCATGAAAGCAGGTGGGTGTCTCAGCAATTGAAAGCACTCACCAAAGTATTCCTTCTCCTTGTTTTCCCGAAGCTGGAAATGCCAATCCATCAGCTTCTTGTCTTCACCCTCATACTCTAGCGGAATATCCCCAGAGACTTTCGCTTCCATGTAGTAGTCTCGGTGTGTGACTATGACACCAGATACATCAAAATCTTCCATGATCTTATTTGCGTAGTATAAGTGTCTGAGACTACTGTTGATAACCATTACGATCTTCATTGTTTATCCTTCGATAGTTTGTAATATATATCCTACTGATCTTTCAGAAGCTTTGCCATCATCCATAAAGTTATAGTAGTAAGCCTTCTCATTGCATGCTTCTATCAAATCAGCTTTGTTATTCGTTATAATCTCTAACCCTTGTACGACTGATTCCTCATGCATGGTTGCCTCAATGTAGCAATCTCTACCTTTAAAGAAATCGTCAGTTCCTATCTCCCTACCACAGAGGAACAAGGTAGGAGTCCTAGTAATTATAGCCTCTTGTATCGTGGATGAAATGCCACTAATGAAAAACTCACATTCTTGAATTAACTCACGAAATGGTCTTTCATCGCTAGTATACAACACAGGGTCTTTAACGCCTGACTGCTCAGCCATAAACGCTTGAGCCGAACCAGCAAAGCTATAAGGTCTAGTAGTTATAATTAGCTTAGCTTCTGGATTAGCCTTTTGGAATTTGGCGAATGCATCGTAGAACACATAGTCGCATCCCACTGGTCTAAGCATATATGTCCAAGGATGTAGAGCAGTCGCAACCGCCATCTCCACATTCTTGTATCTAGTGATGTCGTAGTTTGTAGTTGGATTGTATAGATATGTGTTAGGCTCACGAGTAGCCTCTCTACGATAGTAGTGGTCCCAAGCTGCACAGCCAGTAAGCACACCTTTGAAGTTACGTGATACTCTCTTCTGTACATACTCAACTACCATCTCTCCATTCAAACAATAGTGGTGACCAAATCTGTAATCATTCATACCGTTTACAATAGGAGTGAGACAAGAGCTAAAACCATTATACAAACAAAACGTTGGTATACCTTTGTTTCTAGCGTAAGCAGCCAACGCTCCGTACTGAGGGTCATGGTCGTTATGTACTACCACAGCATCCACAGGTAGACACTTATCAAATTCCTCACATATAAACTTTCCCTTAAAGAATGCGTGCATAAGCCAGTTAGCTATAAAGTTACTTGTGTAGTCATGGTTTGATAAAGTAGCCCCACCTACTGTTAAGTTACCAGCCACAGTATGCATAAACTTCTCTCGTTTGAGAGAATCCTCAGACTCTAAATCAATCTGTCTGTCAAATCTTACCGTCTCTTGATTTTCGTAGTCTGTGTCATAGGTAGTGCACAATGTAAATCCTTCGTCATTGTGCAAGATATCGTTTACACCCTTTAGTGAAAAGTACCCACTTGTATATATCCTCTTATGCATCTTTTTCTCCCTCGTCATGTACACTCATATAAATATGTCGGTATGGTTGCATAGTTCCAAATGTAGACATAATCTTTGAGATAACAGGCATCAGCAACTCAGGCTCCATAGGAAAGAACTCTTCAACTTCCTTAAAACTTTGTGTGAGAAGCTTGCTCTGGTACACACCTTCATACGATAGGTATTTAGCCAAGGCCATATCATCAAATATTCTATAGATGTTCACAGGCATGTTAAGTGCCTTTGGTATACTATTCATGTAAGCACACAATAACTCTAGGTGCTTATTCATTTCCAAACCGCCCTTGTTTACAAATTCGTTTACTACTTTCTTTAGTTCCTTGTTGTTATACAACTCCCACATAGGGTCTATACTAGCATACAACACGTTAAACAATGTGTTGAATAGTTTCTGGTGGTCTTGATCTTTCTGCGAACAATCAGCCAACAATGCCGCACACATATCAACCAAGTCTGGTTTTCCTCGTGCGATGATATGAGCTATCTGCTCTATAGGTATAGTAACACCTTTAAACTGTACATGAGGAAAGTCGCAGGGGTTACAGAATCCAAAGTCGTTACACAGCCTGTAGTCTTGATCTATAGGAAATGTACGCTCACGTATACCACCCTGCTTATCTCTACCAGAATACAACTGATAGTGACATCTATAGATACCACCGTCAGGAGCCATCAAAAACCTAGTGGAGTAACACAACGCTTGCTGTTTCTGCTTGCATTGAAATCCTGCCTCGTACTTAGCTCTGTCGTTAATACCTGTCTCACCGTAGTCTTTAGCGGCAGTAGAGTCTGGGTTAGGATACCACTCACCCTCACACTCTCCTAAAAAGGTCTGGGGTGTAATGTGTATACCTCTCTTCAAGAACTTCTGGTGATATCCACCAAAGTTCGTGGAGGGAGTGTCAACCATAGCTATCTGGTCAATGAAAAACCCTTGCCCTCTAAGTAGGTGTATCTTATCAGCAAACTCGTCCACTGAGATCAACTTAGGATGAAACGAAGTGTTTATCCGTAAGTTATCCCTACTTTGGATTTCAGTACCAAACTTTAATATATTGTCAGAGGTAAGGTTAGTTGTGATAGTTTTATAGTACCCCTTAACATTATTAACGATGTCAAAGAAGTCAGGGTGTAGTGTAGGCTCTCCGCCTATCAATCCCAACCTCATGTTATTCCATCGCTGTAACCTGTTAAGGTACTCTACCCATTCCTCACCACTCAGTAGGTTCTTCTCATACTCTACCCTAGCCTTCATGAACTCGTCTTTACATACATGCTGGATACAGTAGCTACAGTTGCCAGTACACTTAAAAGTTAAGAACGCAGCCCAATAGTTATTTCCAAGTAAGTAGTGTGCAGGAACCTTAATAACATCCTTTTTCTTTACACCACATACTAACGCAACAGCGTCACCGAAAGGACGTTCCTTCCCAAAAAGCTGTGAGTGATTAAAGATTCTAAACTCAACGTCAGTAAACCCAACGTCAAACATCCTACGCATAACACCACTGAGCGTAGCCTTCCATAAGTGTGATTCATTCCCAAAGTTAAACGAAGGATGTACTATCACATCATCAAAACCTTGAGGCTCTCCGTCTAGTGGAATAAGTGCGTAGAAGTAACCACCGTCAGCCAGCACTCTGTATGTATCTCTCAAAGTTTGTAATGGCTTTGGTAAATGCTCTATCACATCTTTAGCCACTACCATAGAGAACTGCTCGTCTCCAAACTCTAGGTATGTAGCATCCATTACCATACACTTATCGTACACATACTGAGAGTGTTTAATCAAACGAGTGTTGGAATCTATCCCAACTGCGTCATCATAAATCTCAGCCAACAGCTTAGTGTCATACCCTGTGTTACACCCTAACTCTAGTACACGTACCTCTCCCTGTACTTTAGGTAGCTTTTCTTTATTGGGTATGTTAGTGTAAAAGACGTTATGCCATACCTTAGCTTCGTCATCGTAGTCGTTCACACTAAGTTTAATCCCTGTCTCAACTGCGTCTTGTATCAAACTATTTACAGTAAGGTACTTAGTCGTCTTTGACATCTTCTGTCTCCTCTACAACAAACAAATGCTCTGCGCCTTCAAGTTGTCCTATGTGCTGACACAACTGCACAATAAACGCACGGTAAAACTCAACCATAGTATCACTAGTTATCTTCGGTAGTTGATACTTAATCTTTATTCCTTCTTCTTCAGCGTACCCTTCAATAAGTAGTACCCTATTCTCCGTCTCCATCAATATCCTCCTTAACAATCGCACGGCTAGAAATCAATTCCATAGTCTTGCTACCACACAACGAACACTCCTGCTCGTATAATGCATCAAAGAAATCAGATGATATGTGAGGCTCTTGGTCTAGTTGACAGCTAGGGTTACCGCACCGCAACTGTATCTCAAACAAATGCACCTTTTCCTTTTTAACCTTACGTACAGCAGTTAGGTCCGATCGGCCCGGCATCTCAGAACCAGCAGTAGGAACTGTAATTTCAAACTTGCCTAGTTCTTCCTCTAACTTCTGTTCCTCTGACTTCTCCCACTCTTCGACATGTGTAAATGCATACTCGTAAGTTACTCGTGGGTTTGTACCAGATATCTCAGTATCAAGTACGACTTTAGGCATCTTACACCTATAGTAATAAAAGTCCACGTCAAAGCCTTGACTTTCAATACCTGTGTAAGCTGGTAGATACCGCATGCCCAAAACCACTGATTTGTCAAGAGTGCTTTCTTCCTCAACCTCTTCGTACTCTAACCATGTTCCGCCTTCTGCGATATGCTCTCTAATATAGTGTCTTGGCACTCTGAAAAGATAATACTTGAATTCTTCGTCTTCTTCGATAAACTCAGGAGTACCATAGGAAGGAAATAGTCCTACCCTCTCCAGATACTCTTCAAATGTCTTACCCATCAGATTTCACCTCCAGTGCATATAAAGCCTGTAGTGCCAAGGTCATCATGTGATAAGCCCACTCATTAAAATCATAGGCTTCTTCTTTAGTTATATGTTCGGTCTTCCATAGTCTCTCTACGTATGGATACATCCATGTCTCAAACTTCTCTTTCCAATCTAACAACATGAAGTCGAACTCTGTGTCTTCCTTAACTCCACCTTGCTCAACTATAATCCTCGCCGCCCAATCACAGTCTGATTTGAGCCATCTTTGCCACATCATCCGTAGAGTCGCCATCTCGTCTTTGCCTAACTTTATCTTATCTTCTGGAGTCATACGAACTCTACCTTTCCTTCGTTTACTGTTGCCGCTAGGGTTGCCCCTTCTTCCACTTCACCTATAAGTACCTTATAGGCAAGAGGGTTGGCAAAGTCTTTGCGGATACACCTACGCAGAGGTCTTGCTCCAAACTCTGAGTCAAAGCCTCTTTTGTGCATGAAGTCTACCACGCTGTCATCGTAAACTACTTCTATATTTTTATTCTTCTTTAGGAACACAAGAAGCTTCTCAAGTTCCAACACCACGATATGTCTACTATCTTCAAAGGACAATCCCATAAAGTGTGAGATCGCATCCAGCCTATTGATGAACTCTGGTCTAAACTTCTTCCTTACCGCTACTTCCATAGCTTCAATACGATCATTAGCAGACAATTCCCTTTTCGCCCCAAACCCTAGACCAGACACAGCTTTACCAGCTTCGTCCACACCTAGGTTTGAAGTCATAAGGATAACCGCCTGACTGAAAGAATGCTTAGAACCGATGTTGGCTGTCAACACGCCTTCGTCCATGATTTGAAGCAGTAGGTTAAACACAGTGTCATGTGCCTTCTCAATCTCGTCAAACAACACGATTGAGAATGGTCGGGCGTTGATTGCGTTAGTTAATACACCGCCCTGCTCGAAACCCACGTAGCCATGAGGTGCACCAATAAGCTTGCTGACCTCATGCCTTGCTTGATACTCAGAACAGTCTACTCTAATAAGGTTCGCTTCCTTACCAGTTAACTCCTTCGCTAGTATCTTAGCGAAGTATGTTTTTCCTACGCCTGTAGGCCCCGTTAGTAGGAATGAACCAATAGGCTGCTCAGGGTCACGCAATCCTGCACTAGCTCGCTGGATGGCAAGCACTACCTTCTCTATAGGCTTGCTCTGCCCAACAACCTGCTTCGTTATTCTGTTTCCTAAACTAAGTATCTCTTCCTTAGTTATCTTCTCAAATGTTTCCTCTTGCTTCTCTTCCGTTATTGCACAAGGTTGGGCGCATCCTTGTGATGTAGTTTTACCTTGTATATTTGCACCCTTGGTAGTCAACAAAGGATTCACTGAAATAACAAGCTTGTACAAGTCGTCCAGTAGTTCCGTCTGCTTCACACCATAACTAGAAGAGTATAATCGTACATGTTGTACAACGGTTGGAAACTTAGCAATAGCTCTAGACACCACAAAGAACTTGTAGTCTTTCTCGCTCCTATAAGTTTTGTTGTGGAGAATCTCTCGGCATTCATCTTCGCTAAGTTCCTTTACATTAATATCAATGCCTAGTCTCTCCCAAGGTATTACTTTCATAAACTCACATCCTCTGAATAAAACTGCCGTAGGTTTGAATCAAAGTGTAATCTACACTCACCTCCAGCACTCTCCCTTGACTTATCCACAATAAATCTCGTTTCAGATTCAAATGTCGCACTTCGCCAACCAGACTTTACAGGCTCTCCGCCTTCTACTTCTATTAGCTCAGTCTCTTTCGTTCTGTTCCTATGAAGTAGAATAACGATGTCGGAGTCCGCAGGAATATCACTGGAACCTTTGATGCTGTAGTAATACATAGCCTCGTCTTGTTCCATCTTCCTTGGTTGTGCGATTAGTAGTATAGGTACTCGCATTTCCATAGCCAAATCTTTGAACATTTTAGATGCAGCACCTATGCGCTCAGTCACCTTGTCATGTTCTCGGATAAGTGTATGTAAGTTATCAAAAACAAAGAACTCAATACCAAACCTGTCTCTGGTTTCCAAGAAGGTATGCTGAAGCTGTGTAGGCGTAATCCTAGGCGAATACCCAAAGTAGATTGGAGTATCCGCAAACTTCATAGCTTCAAACTCTGCGTCTTCAACCTTGAAGCTGTAGAACTGCATATCAAGGCTGTGACACACAAACAATCTTGCCAGCTTTTCGTAGGTCATTTCCTGACAAAAGAATAGAACAGGTCTCTTCATGTGGTAAGCAAACTTCGCTGACATCTGTAGAGCCATCGTAGTCTTGCCTACTCCAGGTGGTGCGGATAGTGTGATTAACTCACCCTTCCTAAACCCACCATCTATTAGCCTATTAACTGATTCCCAAGGTGTAGGAAGTACAGGCTCAGCTTCTTTCTGCCTAGCCATGTCCTTCAAGATAGTAAGCAGAGGTCTGATGCCGGGAACGTCGAATTGCTCTGCGTCCGCTATAAGTACATCGAACTCAGGCTTCAAATTGCCGGCCATGAAAAACTCTGTCACATCTTTGTGTTCCTCTGGAATCTGAATGTTAAAGCATTTACTGAAACCTAGTCTACTCGCCCATGATTCTCTGGCACCCTTTTGTCCTGCCTCGTCAGAGTCAAAGGCTAGATATATCTTGTTCTTCTCCTTCAGTACGTCATACCATTCTGACTTTAATGTCTGTGCACCTCCAGTAGTGCCAACGACATTATCGTAGCCATGCATAAGTAAACTGATAGCATCTCGTTCTCCTTCTGTCACGATGATATCATCGAATTGGTCTAAGGCATCTTGGTTAAACAAAATACTTGGTGCCCCAGGTTCCCTCTTAAACTTAGTTAGCCCACGCTCTTTTTCAGTCTCCGTAAGCGTCTTTTCAAACGGCAGGAGTCTGTACTTTATATACGAAGGAGTTCCTTTCATAAATGAAGGGTATACAAGCCAAAAGTTCTTGGCGTTCTTGTATAATCCTAACTTGAATCTGTTGATGGCATCTAGTGTTATACCGTGATCGTCTAGATACCGAATCCATTGTTCACTTTCTAATAGTTTAAAGTGGCAGTTCTGCGTATGCTCTGAAAAGTCAACCTTCTTCTCTTCCTCAAACTCTAAGCCTTGGATTTCAATAACATCTCCAACGTGCTTCTTAAGAGTAGAGATATGACCTTTCACACCACATGACGCTCTGAAGCATTGGTACAGTCTGTTCTTGCGGTTAATGTAAAGCTTCCAAGTTTCCCTACCACAAAACACACATCTCTTTAGTATTACTTCGTCGCCTTGGAGTTGGTAATCCCAACCCTTCTCTTGGACGTAATCTAATACAGGGTCCATTACTTTATGTCAAACCCCCACTTGTTGTTAGAGCCTACAACTCTAAGCCCCATACTGGATAAAAGTTGATTAACCGTATCTGGCTGCGTATCCATCAGATACTCAAACATAGTCTGCTGTCCTAGGAAGTCTTGACAGTCTTTTTGAGGATGGGCGTGTGTCACCTTCTGGTACGAACAGTGATACTTTGTTATTACGTCAAATACATCCTCACCAAATCTATTCGTTCCCTTCTTTACCTTCTGGAACTTAAATGAACAAAATCTACAGTCTGTCGAACACGTTTTCGTCGTCTTCAATATCTTTCTCCAATTCTTTCTGCATCGCCTTATCCATCTCCACAGTTATTTTATCAGTAATACGCTCTATGATTTTGTCAAAGGCTTCTGCCATAGATTGCGCTCTCCATAGTACCACAAAGATTATAGGTGTGGCAATGAACGCCATAATCAATGCCGTGACTAGAACTAGTGCTAGTGCAACTAGCCACCCTACCCACCGCAGACTTCCTAGTAACGATCTTCCTAGTTTCTTAATCATCCTCTTCCTCCAGTATTTTGTCAAGCCATCCAGTGTCATCCTTAATCTCTTCATACTTATTTCTAAGGACGATGATGTAACCATGAAGCAACATATCCTTGGTGATGGCATCTGCCGTAGCAACTACATCCATCTCTCCGTCTTCACCAAGTACCTCAATAAACTCATTAATCTCGATGTCGTCACAGGTATGTCCTTCCTCTTCTACTCGGTTACTTCCATCTGGTGCTATAACACTAACATAATACACACCGCTATTAAGACCATCAACTATAGCGTCACGAAGATCACGTACCGTCATTTGGTCTATCCCTTCAAAGTTCTTAAGTTCTATTAAATAGAACTCCATGTCCTTCGTCTTATCCTTAGTCATTATTTAGCCATCTCCTTCACAGTCGCATATACCATATTTATAAAAGCCTTCACACGTACATCCTTCCTTTACTTTCTTCTTACGTTTAGCCTTCTTCTTTGGCTTTTCCTCTTCTGCTGTCCACTCCATAGGAAACACCACTTCAGGTGCAGTATAGTGTGGGCAGTCAACTACCGCTAAAGTAAAGCCATACCGTTTCTCTAGGTTCGCCCAACTCTGTGCCATATTACAGTTACCAACAGCCCTTGGGTGATACCTCACACAGTCTTTACATTTATGCATCTATCTTCACTCCTCTTATTATTATTCCAGATTGTTGACAGAGGTATTCTGATAACTCGTCGTACCATATACCAAAGTTACCTGTGGTTCCTCTATCCCAATAAACAATCTCTACTATACCTGCATTGATAATCTCTATCATACAGTCTTTACAAGGTGGTCCACAGTAACATACTAAAGACGCACCCCTTGTAGGAATACCCAATCTAGCAGCACCAATCAGTGCGTTCCTCTCTGCGTGTCCTGCGATACAGTGTTCAAGTCCTTGTCCAGACTTAAACCCCATAACCTGCCTAGGACACTTCCTTTCGTAATTAGGATTCCTTTTCCAACACTCGTCTACCCCACGTGGGGGTCCGTTGTATCCAGTGCCTATAATCTGTTTGTCTCTAACTAAAACAGCACCTATAGCACGAGATAAACACTTACTATTCTGCGCTACCTCTCTGGCAATACGCATGAAATATTTATCCCATCTGGCGTTAGGATGCCAAGGGATATTATCACTCAATCTCTCAATGAATTGTGTACTTCCCATTACGCTTCCCTCAACTGAGTATGCCAACACCTAATGTCAATCTTCTTTGCACTAGGAGCATTAGGGTCATACTTACCTTCTCTGTATTCCTCTCCTGCTCGTTGTGTAGCCTTCTTAGTGTCTGGGTCCCAGAAGAACGATTCTACTAACATAGCGTAGTACTCACCTTCTTTAACGTACAGCTTAGCTTTCTGCCCAGGTTCAATCCACTCACCGAAATAAAGTATCATTTCCTTTAGAGTTCCGTCTTTCTTAAACTCTAGCTTCATCACGGTTACAGCTACTAACAAACAGTCTGTATTGTTCTCTACGGAAACCTCTGTCATTTCAGGACTATTTACGTTGCCGGGTAGAGGCGTGCCTTTAGTCATAGGAGATGCGAGGCACAAAGTCGTCGCCATCGCTATCCCTACTATCATCCACGCTAATCTTCTTAAGCTTTTCCTTATCATCTTCACACCCCCTTGGTACATAGCTTGGTATGTCATTAAACTTGGGGTCCATTAATCCACGCTCTATCATCTCTTCATAGTGTACGATACCGAACAGATTCCATATAGCCTGAATGACATGGTCCTCATCTCGCCATCCTTCACGGTAGTCATTCATATGTCTCAGTCCTGAATCCATGAACCGTGACATTGAACCACCCTTCTCCCAATTCCTTGCATCGTACTTAACTGCACCCTCTTCATATAGCCGAGCGAGTCTTCGTAGAACGGTAGGAGGAATAAGGTCAAACCTGCCTTTGCCGTGCCTTGTATCCCTCTGCATGCCAGTATCTTCATTTACTTCTCGCTCACCAGAGTCCTTCAAATAAGCTTCGTCTTTCTTCTGGAAACTCATTTATACCTCCCAATCAATGTCGCCATCTTCGTAGCGTTCTATCAACGTGACCGTTTCTTCTGCTTCCGCTAAGGTATCACGTTGTTCGATCAGACTATCTAGAATCTGCGGTGCTAAGTGATCTGCAAGCATGTAAGCTAATCCTGCTAGCTGTTCTTCACCAAGTTCGTAGAAATTAATTTCCTCGTCGAACTCGTACATAATACCTTGTAGATCGTCTGATAACACTACCTCTACAGTTTCGTCTGTTACGCCTTCGTCATAATCGTAGTCTTCTAAACCTACTGTGTTCAATTGTACTCTTAGATGAATTCCATCAACCAAAGTGTTTTCTGGCATATTAAATCCCCATTGCCCATTCCATCTGGGCTACTCGTTCTTGTAACTCAAGATTCTCTATTTTTAATCTGTCTATCTCTTCTAGTGCTTCCATTAACTGATCGCACACTTCGTCGTAGTGTCTTTGCAATGCTGTATATGGGTCACTCATTATTTACTCCTTAGATGCTTGAGTACTTTCTTGAGAAGTATTCTGTCTTTAAAACCTAGCTTCTTACTCTGAGTCAGTCTGTAAGAATCATTCTCGAAATGCTGAGTACTCACCTCTAGGATAGTAGCGTCAGTGATTCCTGTAAAGCTATGATATACTTCTTGTGGAACCTCTACTGCATCTCCTTCTTCCATGATAAACTCGTCGTCACCTAGTTGCATGAGAATCATACCCTTTATTATAATAAAGGTCTCATGCTTCTTCTTGTGACAATGAAAGCTTACCTTATGGTTCTTATGCACAAACAGAAGTTTACCACAATACTCTTCCCTATTCACTAACCAACGCTCACCGCCCCAAACCTTAGCATGGTTGTACTCAGGGTCTTTTATATTCCATCTGTTCATATTCCAAACCTCTCTGGACAGGTACATTTACCACAGCCGAAACACTTACCGCATTCCCTACACCACCAGTGGTTGTCGTACCATTCTTTGAACTCACACTCTATTCCGTCACACCCTACAATCAAACCTCCACGCTCTCCGCAGGACACAACGCAACCGCAGTCTAAGTATTTACAGTCCTTCATGATTTCTTCCTTCGTTTGATAAACACCATTGCGGTCTTTATCGCCACAGCTAGCCCTGCAAGGCCACCAGCCGTATAGTAAAATATCTGTGCCCACGTAAGACCGTCTTCGATAGGCATCATGGTATCTTGTGGGGGAGCGTATTGCTCAGGACCCAAAGGCATCCCTGCCCATGTGATACCCACCATAGCGAAGAACAATATCAACCATAAATATCTTTTCACTTCTATTCCTCCTTAAGGCCATCTCGTGTGTGGGTGGCATTCATACTGTAGCTCAGTCAAACAGTCTTTACACAGTATCATCTCCAACCACACTATCTGTAGCAAAAACGTGCGCTTATGTACTCTACCACAAGCTGCACAATTCTCAGGTTCTTTAATCCTTTTTATCCTTATCATGTTCCACCGTCCACATGTTCCCACACCCCATACACATTCGGGTGTGTTCGTTTAAAGTGTATTCTAACGACACTGACATTGTACCACAGCTTAAACAGATGCGTTTGTCTCTATCGTCTTCTTTATACATGAGTTGTAATCTCTCCGTAGTAATCGTAGTACCCTACGTATGGTCGGTAGCCAACTAGCATGCCATCAATCATAAACAATAGGAATCTGTAATTACGTGGCGGAACCAAACCGTTAAACAAAATCTGCATGCTTAGCTCTCCTTCCATACTTCTGCTTTATATATAATCTCGTTTATATGGTCTATGTAACCATCTATACACTTAATCCCTCGTTCCCTCTGAGGAATACCATACCCATATAGTTTTCCATTATGGGTTCTCAATGGTCTTCCTGCCTCTCCTGTGATTGCTGTGAACATCCCTCTACCTTTAGCAATGCCCATCCAATGTGATACTGAGGCTCTTTGATACGCCCACTCTTCTTGGTACACGCACCCTACCCCGAATAGCTCAACAGAGTCGTAGTCCTTGTATATCGCATAGGCTATAGCGTAGGTCACAGTAGATGTAAAGTAATCACAGTCAAATCTATTTATAATCTTCTGCAACGGATAGCTCACAGAGGATGGTATGTCAGGATATTTCCTCACCGACATGTAGGGCTTGTTAGTCCTGAGACAATACTTACGCAAGTCACCAAACGCTCTCTGCTTTAACTTAATCCGTCTCTCTATCTCTTCTTCGTCAATGATATCTTTAAGGTGATCGTAGTGCTGTCTGATTTCTTCTTCTGTCCACTCAATGTCATGCATATCCCAGATAGCGTCTACATATCGGTCTGCGTAGACATTGTTGATACCCCAGATGCGACTACCCTTAATCTTCTCAAATGGAGCGAGTCCACACCCAGGTCCTTTGCCTACAATTATCGCTCGTCTCATGACATTGAATCCATCTCTGCTTGTGTCAGGACATCTCCGTTCTCAGCAATCTTCACGTTCTCATAGAAACAGAATAGTCTGCGGTAGAACTCATGTCCAACTGCACTTAATACTCCAAGGATATCATTGATCTTCTGGTACTTAAATCCATTATTCTTAATGTAATTGAGACAGGTACGAGTAATAAAATAGTTTAACTCGCCAACTGTTTCGATCTTACCCATTGCCTCTTCTGCCGATTCAAACTTCGGCCTATCTTCTTTAGGTATATAAGGCATTATTCCCTCCACGGTATATCTAAGTCATCGCCAAAGAATCCTATTGGAATCAGCATTGCGATAACTGAGTTAACAAATATTAACCCGAACGCCTTTACTAGCTCACCCATATCGTAAAACGCTGCAATCGTTAATGCTGAGCAAGACGCTAGAAAGATACCAGCAAACGTCCACGTCAATACTTTCATTACTTGATGTCTTTTCATAGCTTCACCTCATAGTTAAGTAGGTTAGCCATGTCAGTTATACCTTCGGCTATGGTGTACACGTAGTCTTTCTTGTCCGCAAAGAAACCATTGTATGCGGTCTTCCATCTCTTGTACACATCTACTTGACTTGTGTCTAGCTCTCCTTGGTATCTTTGGTTTTGGCCTCTGTGTATATTCCACTTCCAAGGTTCAGCCATTGCCCTTTTGTACCCTACACCTAGGAAGTTACTAACTTCCTTAGCCACCTTTTGTGTCTGTAGGACTATATCTTCCATCTTAAACATTAAAGCCCTGCCAGCTTGCCCATAGGTGTGTATCATAGATAACAGCATAGGTACATAATTCATCTTCCACAAACGAAGCGTTTCCTCTGCTTCAACCTTGTCATACACTATTGGAGCAGTACGTTCTGAGTCGCCACCCATTGTAGTAGGTAGCCCTCTATAAGCACCAGACAGTATAGCATCAAATGGATGCCTCACTACCAACAAAGTCTTTAAGCCTGTAAACTTCTGCATGTTGTTGTAATACGTAGTTAAATTGAAATGCGTGCTATCACATGCTAGCTTAGCCATATATCTAAAGTTTAGTAGTAGCGTCAACCCTGCTCCAAAGTGCCTATCCTCTGGTATTATAGTAAGGTTGTACTGTTCGGTTGCTCGCACCATTCCCAAAAGCAAGTTAGTACCTGAGTGCCCCACTCCTGTAATAAATGCTTTTGGTTCATCCCAATGCGTGACAACAGTGTTTCCCTTAACAGTAATTACTGCATTTCCATCTGTGTTTACATCAATGCTTTCAATCATTATCTCCGCCCTCGTCTAGCCTCTCTCGGTTCACCTTTTCTATCTTCTCTTGGTCTCTTTCCTTTAGACTTCGGTCCTCGGATTATCTGTCCTTTAATCCTTCTCGAAATAAAGCCCAACTTCTGTGCTTGACGATACGCCCACATATAACAGCGTTCGCACATTCCCTCTCCCTTATAAGGAATAAGGTTGGTGCCACACACCTGACATACGTCATACCACAAAGACCATTTTGCTTTAGGTACATCTTTCGCCATATTCTTTCACCTCTTACTGTGTGTACCCTTGCTCGCCTTTAGCTACGCCCTTCGGTCTGCCTTTCCTTGGTTCATAAGTTTCCCAAGTAGTTGACTTGAACACCGCAGGGTGATTCACCCACCGTGCAAAATCCTTCTGCAACTGTGTGGGTTCGTTACCATCGTAATCTCTATACGGTTGAGCAAATGGTTCTAAGTTCATTCCTTTCAAAAATCGTACTCGTTCCAACGCTTCGTCCACGTCCTGAACAAGAACGTATACAAAGTAGTTTCTAGGCGTGACGTTATACCATCGCAACAACTCCACGGCTTTTCTGATATGATCTATATCTTCAGCCCTGTCACACGCTAGTCTCACCTTTTTTATAAATTTAACCTTCGCCAATACCTTCGCAACACTATGGTCAATCAGCCTCGCATCCAAGCCTTGATTGAAGTCCACCTTCACTCCACGTGAGGCGACGACTTCTATCTGCCGTATGCCGTGGCTATGACCAAGTATGTTGTTATCCATGAGGACAAGCTTGTCATGCCGTAGGAATTCGTCCACGGTAGCATGCGGTTTTATCGTACCTTCCTTCTTACGCACGATACACCAAGGACATGACCTGAAACATCCTCTGGTAACAAAGCCATAAGATCGGTCTATCCCATCATAGATGTCGTAGTCTGGACAGGTATGTTCGATCTCGTCGTCTAGCGTTACAGCTAAGTCTACTCCTGACCCTCCATACGTCACTTGCTTAGCCCTGAAATCTATGACACCGTTCTCGTCTAGTAAATGGTCTGGGGAATAAGTAAAGACCTTGGAGCCAAATACTCTCTCGTACTCTCCACCGTCTTGCACCCACTCCACCTTATACCCACTAGACTTGTAGTAGTGTGATAGTTTCATCAAGGCTAAGTTTGGATAGCCTGTGTTATCAAAGTCATGTATTCCTATTGTCTTCATTATTTACTTCCGCCTTTAGTCTTCAGTCCTTTTTCTTTGGTTCCTGTCTTCACCTTTTCTAGTCCTTTTCCTTTTGTGAATCTGTATGTTCCCATCTCTGCTTCCTCTCTTCTATTTGTTTTTCCCAATTCTCTTTTGTCATGATAATACAGATTGTCATCTTCTCACATGCACGGCATCTGTAGTACCCCATGTCTCCAGTGTAAATGTTGGGTTCCTTACAGTGGAAACATTGTTTCACATAGTATTTACTATCTTCCATTTCTACTCTCCAACACGTTGTAGTAACACCCTGCCTTACACAAGGGCAGTACAGTACAGTATTCTCCACATTTCTTACTAAGCCCTTCAACCGCCAAGGTCTTCATCGCTGGAGCCGTTCTAATTATATCCTCGATTTCCCCTATGTACTTAGGTGTTCCATCTTCATTAAGGATTGACCCTAGCTTTATCCTCGTCTGGTTACAAAAGTATAAATCAAAGTTAGTAGCTATCAGCCCTAGATATCCTTCGCTACAACAAAAAGTATTCTGGACAAAGATTTCACCTAGCCCATACTGCTGTAACTCGTTTATCATCTCCTGAGTGTAAAAGCACATAGGCAGACAATGATCTAGGTGCCACCGTAACCCTCGTCTTTTCATGATAGGTACTAAGGTCTTTAAAGCATCTACCCACATCTCTCTGTATCCCCACAGGCTATCATACTCCCACAGGTCTACTTGTGTGTCTGGGGATAATACGAAGGTAGCTTCAGGAACCGCTTTAAAGCTTTCTGTGATCTTGCTGTAGTCATAGTCTCGGATTACAAAATGTAAGGTCATGTTTGGGAGTTTATCCCCTACCTTATAGGTATGACCATTTACTACATGCCTAACTTCCTCGTCTCCAAGTTGGTCATTGTTTGACCCATTAGTAAATACCACAACTAAATCGTAGTAAAGCTTCCCCTTCTCTATTACTTCGTGCAGTCTGGGATGTAGAGTAGGTTCCCCACCCATGATCTTCAACGACTGCTTGTTTATCTTTATAGCGTTCTTTCCCCAAAACTCAAAGAGAGTGTCTACATCCATTTCCTTCTGTGTTCTCACATCAGCGTTAAAGCAATGGCTACATGCCCTGTTACATTGTTCGGTCAGTATAATTCTATGCGCTAGGCGAACCATCCTTAGCCCTCCAACAATTGTTACACCACCATTGCCCATGCTCGTCGTATATCGCTATGTTCTGACATCCACACTGAACACATCCTTTATTACAATGTCCGCTTGGGTTGCATACCCGACAGCTACAACCAGTGTTGTCCTTACACGTCCACACAATCTTAGGTTGTTCGTCGGTGCACACTTGGTCTGGAGACCATGTGCCTGAGTCAGTGTCACAGGGCGGCCACGTCCATATCGTAGGGATGCTCACCACAGGGCGTGTGTTCTCTTCTATCTTCTCAAGAAGCTCTATGATCTTATTCAGTTTTTCTTCCATCGTCTACCTCCACTACCTTGAACCAGTGATGTGTTTCCTCGGCTGTGGTAAGTAGTTCCTCCAGCCGTGCTTTCCTCTTCAACGCATCCCCTATTCTCCGCCCAACACTTTCCAGTACAGAGTTAGGACAGGTCTTCAATTCAGCATTGAGTCCTTGCAGCTCTTTAACAAGGTCGCTATACTCGTTAAGAAGCTTGAATTGCATTTGAGTTCCTAAACTATGTCTTTCCATGATTACACTCCTTGCATGGATGTACTCTTATACTCCATACCTTTATAGTATCTATAACCACCTCGAAGTGAAGATACGCACCGCAGAAGTGGCACGAGATCAGCACTTGTGGGTTAATTACTTTCTTCATCCGTATCCTCCAGTAATGAGATGCCAGCCCTAGTGTTAATCGTATCCCTTACTGAAACAACACACTTATGACTACGCTGTATCTCCTTCATCTGCTGAACATAAGGGTCTGAATCATCCAACGCTCCTAGATATCCTTTATCAACCCCTGCTTGAATCTCTGCGGAGACTCTCCCCAATTTCTTTTTTTCAGCCATAGGAAACCTTCCTTTTTTCTTTTTTCTTCCTTCCTATACTATTAGACAAAATAAAAGCGTTTTTGTCCACTTTTTTTTTCAATGGGGGTTGATTTTATTAACTTTTTTTTATTTCACCCCCGGTAGCTTTTAGTTTCACCCCAGAATCCACAATGGG